ACGCCTTCCTTGAAGTACTGCTCCACCATCGCGGCTTTGATTTCCGCCTCGCGCGGAAACCCACGACCACCTCCACCACCGCCGCCAGTGCCGCCGCCGGGTAGCTGTGCGCCGGATGGGACACCACCGCCCATCGGAGGCGTCGCGCCAGCACCACCGCCACCGCCACCGCCACCGCCACCACCACCACCACCGCCGCCGCCGCCGCCGCCGCCGCCGCCGCCGGGTGTCCACACGTTGCCAGCGGGTGCAACATCGCCACCGCCTGTGCCTGCACCACCGCCGCCGCCAAGTGACGTGCGCATGAAGCCGCCGCCACCTTCCGCCGCCGCGCCGCCCTCCACGTACGCCTTGAAATCCACGAGAGCAGCGAACACGCCTTCCTTCACGGCGCGCTGGAAATCATCCATCGGCGATCCGCCGCCGAACGCGACGTTGCGCAGTCCGCTCGACGGCGCGACCGGCGCAGGAAATCCCGTGCGTCCTCCCGCCAGCGGATTGTAGGAGGACGGCGAAAGGTTGATACGACCTTCCTCATCGAGCAGAGAGCCACGCGGTGCAGCCGGTGCTGCCGGTGCTGGCGTCGGTGCTGCCGGTGCCGGTGTCTCGCCGCCGCCAAAGATGCGTGAACGGATCGGCGGTCGCGCACCCGGCACCTGTGATCCGCGCGGTGCTGGCGGTGGCGGCGGTGCTGGCTCTCCTTCCGGCGTCGGTGTCGCCGGTTCCTCTCCGATTGGCTTACCGCCCATCCGAAACTGGCGGCGACCTCGCGGCACTACCGAAACCTTCGGCGTCCTTGGCGGTTCGCCTTCCGGCTGTTCCGCAAGCGGCTGCGGGGTGAGGAAGCGCAACATGCGCCAGAACGGCGCGTCCCAATCTATTCCGTGCTTCACATTCGCGCCGCCGGTCGGCGACATGAATTTATCGTACGCTGCCTTCCACTCTCCCATCTTGGTAATGAGCAACGACAAATTTTGCATGTCCGCCGTGATGCCGGGGAGCAAAGCAAAGCCGACCTTCATCGACAGGTCATCGAACGCCTCGCTCATATCAAACATTGCGTCGTGGAATTTTTCGGCGCGCGCGATGTCGTCGGCGGAAAACATCTGTTTTTTGTTGTGCGCCTCGACCATCTTTTCCCAAGACAGTCGCGCCATGTCGGCACCAAGCCCCGACAGTTGAAAAAATCGCCGACCCTTTTCGCCGCTGGGATCGGCTTCATCCAAAACCTTCTTGAAGTCCCACGCTTCCTTGAGCGCATCGAGTTGATCGGTCGCAGCGGCGATGCGCGCGACGACAGGACCGGCACCAAGCTGGATCAGTTCATCGCGCACCGATCCCATGCGGTACTTGAAATCGGTCGTGTTCTTTCGGAAGTTGGCGAAGCCTTCAATCATCCTTTCCGGCGCAACACCGGCACGCTGCGCCGCATTGCTGAAACCACGGATCGCCTGCTCACTGATACCAAGCTCGCGGCTGGCGTATTTTAGCTCGACCACCTTCGTCGCGATTTGCGACATCTGACGAATAAACAAACCGACGCCAGCGGCGGCACCGGCAGCGCCGAGACCGAAGCCGCCAAGCATCGGTACGACCGACGCTACCTCACGCCCGATATTTTTGAGAGTGCCGCCCAGCTTCCCGAAGGCGGTGTTGGCAGCGGTCGCGCCGACGCCAGCGCGCGCCTGCACCAAACCGATTTCGCGACCAACGGCGCGTAGCTGCGCAAGCGCCTGTTCGTTGACGACGGTCGCCCGCAATCTTAGAACGTCGTCAACCATCGCGCCGTGGACCTTGCTGTTCCGATGTCTCCAACAGACGGTCGGTCCAGTGGATGTGCTGCTCTATTTCATCGAGCGGCAGCGCGAGGAATTCCGCCGGGTTGCGGGAGTAGAATTTCGCGAGGCGGTAGCAATTCAGTATTGCATCGCCTGCGCGCCCGGTGCGAAAAAACCCATGAGCGCATGAGCACAGGTGGACCAATCTTCCGCGTCGAGATTTTTGATGGTCGATGTCGGCACCATCGCCAGCGTTGACATCATCATGCCCATCACTGGCGGGTTCGGCGTGATCTGTCCCGTCTGCCAGTTGATGTTGATGGGGTAGCCGCCTTCAAGCGCCATGATGTCGCCGCCGGTCGGTCGTCGGAATTTCAGTTCCTTGACCGTCTCGCCGTGAGCCTGCACCGGCTCCACGAGCTTGATGATAACCTCCTTCGACCGCTCCTTGGTCTCGACCGGAGCCGCCGCCGCCACGGTCGGCTCTCGGTTATTGATTGCTGCATCCGCCATGCGTCACCCTTACAGTTCGTCGCAGTACACGCCTTCGAAGCGGATGCGGAACTGTCCGTCGTGCGTGTTGATTTCGATTGGACCTTTCGTCCACGCGTGCGAGAGGACGTAGCTGCGACCGTTCACAAGGTCGGCGGTGACGACGCCATCCGTGACCTGTTCCAAATCCTCGATCAACACTTCGGGCAGCGTGGACACGTCGCCTTCGATGTACGGAACGCGCGGCAGTTCCTGATAGCCGTGCACGTAGTCTTGACCGGCGATGCCGTTGCGCTCAACAGGAGAGGACGAGACCGTCAGGTTTCCCTTGAGCGGATACATCCGTCCGTCCACTTTCAGAAACGCCGTGCCTGCTATCGGTCCTTGCGGCATGATTGCCTCCTATGGGCGTGAACAAAGCGTTCCGACCATCGTAGACAACCTTGCACTCGTAATTTGGAAGCATGTCGCGCACCGTGCGAAAGGCATCCGCATCGAGGACTTCAATCAACAGCGACGGTCGGTCGCGGTTGATGGTTTGCATCGCGCCACGGATCACGCAATGCTCATGTTTTTCCACATCAATCTTGATTGCACCCACGCGCGGTAGGGCGAGCGCATCGACGGTGCATCGCGTGATGGAAATGGATGCATTGTGCATCGCGCCCTTTTCCAGACTGGCTCCGGTTGTGAGCGGCACTTTGGAATTGTAGTGCAGCGTGGTGACGCCCGGTGCGTCCGACGCCGCGCAGGGCATCACACGCACCAGCACCTTGTTTTGCTTTGCATTGCAGTCGAGCCGCCACCTGTTTGCTGGCATCGGTTCCAGCGCGACGGCGACCGCGCCGCGCTTCGCAGCGATGATGGAAAACAATCCGGTGTAGGCACCGATGTCGAGTGCCACTAAATCGGGCACGACCATCTTGGACCATGCCACCAACGATGCTTCCTCGTATCCGTCACCGCGCTTCACGTGCAGCACCTGACGATCCTCGTCGTCAATGAGGTTGATCTGGAGACCATCAACGTCGAGGATCATCGCCATTCCTCCTGCACCCATCCAATGTCGCACGCGTGCGGTTTGTTGCGACCGCCGAAGTTGATCACCGCCGCGTGCGCCGGTTTGTGCGCGGTGAGGTTCCTGTAGTTCAGGAAAAAATTGGGACGCACGAGCGACTGGAGGAAGGGCGCATCCGGTACGATCAACTCGATGGCGCGCTGGTCGCCGTACGGATCGCTCTCCGTCATGTACGCGACACGCTCACGGTCGAACGTGGTCCAGATGTAGCTCGCCATGCCGCCGCCGATCACCATCACGCTGCTATTGTAGCGGCACGGGTAGGCGTGGTTGCCCGCCAGCCTCGTGAAATTTTCGCACGTCGAGAATTCACCGGGCACGTCCACAAGCTCCGACACGTCGCGGATGATCACCGTGTCCAGATCGAGGTACACGACGCGATGCCGACCGCGCCATTCGGGAGCAAACAACGCCATCTTTGCCCACCAGCCGGGAAGGTTGAGAGCGCCGATGTCAACGAAACCCACGTCGTCGCATCGCTCCGGTTGATCGGTGAGGCAGACCAATTCGTAGTCGCGGTGCATGTGGCGCGCGACCATGTTGCGCATCCGCTCCACGTAGTCGAAGGAAAATTTTTCCCCGGTGCGTACGATGGCGACGATGGTCATCTGTACTCCGCGAACCAGTTCAACAAACGATCCGCCACCTTGGGCCATGTCTGGAGACGCGCCTGCTCCACCGACGCCTTGATGTCGATGGCGCGCATGATTTCCGACCACGGAATTCGGACGCCCGCAAATTCAATGTGGCGGATGGTGGCGAGGCGATCCGAATAGATCATGCCCATCGGCGCGACCACGAGCGCACCGCACGTCGCCAGTTCCAGACAGGTGAGACCGACGCTCTCGCGGTGCGTCACCATGTACACGTGGGCGCGGCGGTACTCTCGGCAGATGTCGGGGAACGGAACGTGCATCCGGTTGAACGGCAAGCCCGTCATGTTCTCCAGCGTCACGTCCTCTGCGCCGCCATTGATCAATCGCCGCACGCTCACGCCGTTGGCTTTCGGGTGATGCTTTTTCCACGAGCCTGCCGTGGCGAACAGCATCGCGTCGTGCACGATGGCGTTGGTGTGATCGGGGTGCCCACCCTTGTAAAATTGGTGGTCGATCAGGATGCGTAGTTCCTCCGGTCGCTGTTCTGGGAACAACAATTCGGGATCGCTTCCCCAGCCGATGTAGTGGTTGGATTTCGCGTACCGCTTCCAGTCGCGCACCCGCAACGCGTCGTCGCGGAACATGAAGGTGCAGTCAACGCCTGCCATCTGATTTGTCAGCCCGTCGTGGACCAGACCGTCGTGCAGCATCGTGACCGCACCCGGCACCTTGGTTTTCAGGATCGCTGCGCAGCCGATAGGCTGGTGCGTGAACCACCGCAGCCCGAACGCGAGCACGTGATCGGCACCCTGCGGATCAACGTCGGCGAGGTAGCGCAACGGCTCTGGATGTTTGCCGTCAGCAAACACAAGCTCGACACCGCGCGCGCGGAATTCTCGCGCGAGGTAGTAGGCATAGATGCCGGTGAAATTTTTGACCTTGCGGATGTCTTGGATGTCTGGACCGACCACGAGCAGTTTCATTCTGCCCACCGCGCCAGTTCCTCCCGCCATTCGTCCGCGAATTCGCAGTCCTCGTGTCCCGCCATGTTCGGTGTGCCCCGCGTGAAGTGAACCAGTAGGGCATCATGCCGTGGCGGCGCTTCGCCGACAAGGTGGTTCCATCGCGGATCAAGGTCGCCGATGTCGCTGTCATCCAACCATGAGAATTGATGGAGGTGCAGACCGCGCGCCGTGTTGACGACGTGCGGCGTGAGGTAGCGCGCGCCAGCGTGTTTGCAATTCCACAGCACGACGCTCGACCAATTCTTGCGCGGGTAATCCGTCTGGATTTGCCCATCCATCTTGGTCGTGCCCCGTGGCGTGTAGTCGTGCTTCACCACCATGCACGCCTTCGACGGATCGGCTTGCGCGAATAGCTCCGCGAGGTTGGCGCGCGCCATGACATCGGCGTCGGCAAACAACGCCCATCCGCTGGCGGCGAGGTGCGGCACCAAGAACCGACTGATTGCGAATTCGGTGGACATCGGCGCGTTGGAAAGTTGATCCCACATCCGACCTTCGCGGTGCTCGTGCATCCGGTAGTACAGACCGGCACGGCACAGCCAGTCGAGACCGAGACCGCGAACCGGGATCGGGATTGTCAGGTGGCGTCGGATCGACTGCCGCGCGACGGCGAAGCCTTGCGTTTCAGCCGGTCGCGGATCGAAGCCGATCCAGATCGACATCGCATCCATGTCACGTCCTGTGCAGCGCCGCCACGCCGTCCTCCAGTGTGCACCGCTGGAAGCATTTTATCGCCGACGCAGGACACGCGTTGATCACCTCGATGCCACGCTCCGCAAAATCTGGAACGTAAATCTGGAAGTGCTCCGCCCACTCACGCCAATTGTTGATGTCCTGCTCGCGCCGCTTGATGTAGTGCCGGTCGTTGTGGCGGAAGGCGCTGCTATCGTACGCGCCATCGTAGTCGAAACCGAACAGCACGATCCGCTTCGCTCTCTTGAAGCGGCAAATTTGCAGCGAGCCGAAGCCGCTCGTGCCGCCGCCGTAGATCGCGCCCGCGTCGTCGCTGATTTGTTGACCGTCGAGCCGCCGGATGAAGGTGATGTTTTTCGACGGCGGTGGTCCCGTGCGTTCCAGTTGATCCTCTGGCACCGCCCAATAGACGCGCGACTGGACATCCTTCAATCGCTCGCGCCATTCCTTGTAACGCGGCATGTCCAGACCGAAGCCCGCATCCGCCCACGGGATGTCAAAGATGCATCCCTTGACCGCCAGCACGTGCGCGCCGCGTAGCTGTTCGAAATCGAAACCGACCAGCGAAGGACCGCCGCCCACCACCGCCACCGGCTTGTCGTCCCAGAATGGTTTGTTGATCTTGCCGTAAACGTCCATGCGCCACCCGCCGTTTGTTGATGACGCTCCCCCCGCCGGGAGCGCGCCATTGCCTACAAAAAATCAGACCGTGATTTCCGCATCCACCCCGCGATTGTACTGGAGCCGGAACTGCGCCAGCACCGCAAAGATGCGAAGCTGGTTGATCAGGTCTGGCGGGTACAAAACGTTGACGCGGTTCGGGTCGTTCGGATCGCGTTCCACGATCAGGTTCTTTTTGAACGCCACCGCATTCTCGACACGCCCAAGGAATTCATCGGCGCGATATTGCGCGATCAATTCCGCCTTGATGATTTTCGGCGTGACGATGGCTTGACCGGCACCGAAACGCGTGCCGTCGTCGGCGAGCTTGTGACGCGGATACTTGCTCGTGATCGCGTGGCGCTGCGAACGGAACAGAGCCGAGAGCGTGGCGAGCGTCGGCACCAATTCGTAGGCGTCGTCGCCCTGACCGTACAGGTTTTTCTGGTAGGTCGTGCTCTCACGTTTGATCGCGGGGACGCCATCGGCGTTGACACCCTGCGTGGCGATGCCGACGCCCGACAGGTCGTTGCATTGCTTCATGTCGAACCGCAGATGTTTCGGTGCCGGTAGGCAACCTTCCAGCGCAAGCGTCTGCAACGGACGCGCCGGATCGTTGACCAGCGCGCGCGCTGCCTTGGCGCAGTACGCCGACGCCCACGCCCACGGCGGCGTCGGCGTGTGGCTCTCGACTGCCAAGCAGGACAGGACACCGCTGTTGTTGCTGGGTCCGTATGCGAGCAGACCGGAGTAGGAACCGCGCATACAGAAAAACACGTGACCGTAAAGCTGGCGCATCCAGCCCCACCGTCCGCTGTCGCCGAAGCCGTACTCCTGCTCCAACAAACCAATGCATGTGCTGTCGGAGAAACCGGAGGCGACGTACTCGTAGGCTTCGTCGCCAAGGTTGTCGATTGCCGCAACGATGTCAGGCGATCCCGATCCACCGCTCAATTTGTTGTTGACCGGCATCGTGATGGTGAGACCGACCGGCACCTGTTCGGCGGCGAGCGCACCGCCGTAGGCGAGCCGAACATCAATCTCGTTTCCTTCGACGCCCTTCCACTTGCACGCCAGCGAAATGATCGGACTGTCGCTGCCGCTTTGCGTGGCGATCACCGGCATCGACCGATCCTTGTTGATCGCCACGACGATCTTGGTGGCGATGGGTCCGACGTCCTCACCGGCAGCAACGCCGATCTGCACGCGACGACCGGAGATGTAGACCGGCAGCGTGCCGCCTGCTGTCGGTTCGGTGGCGACTGTCATGGTGCCGGTGGCTGCGGTTCCCGCCGCCGCCTCCGCGATTGGAACGACCCAAAGCTCCTGCGCGAAATTGTTCATCGTGAATGCTTCAACCATCTGGTCGAGCATGGAGCCGTAGCCGAATAGCTGCCGCGCATCCGCCTGCGACGGCACCGGGATCGGCACGTTCGGGATCGCCGTGCCTGCCGCGAGCTTGGTGCCGATCAACAAAGACGGCAGGCGGGAGCGCGGATAGCCCGCCATCGACGGGTCAACCTCGACCCAATAGAGCGGCATTCTCCATCCAGCGGGGATGCTGTTAAACGAGACGGGCATGGTAGCGGTCTCCTTCTTGGTCCAGTGGTGGGTGCCATCGCATCGCGATTGGCTTCGGGTGGTTCACGGGTTCTGCTCCAGATCATAGATGCGGATGATTTGTTGCACCGC